TCGAAGAAGGTAGTTGAGCCACAGACCGAGGCAACGATCTGGGGCAATCAGGTTCACAAGGCACTGGAGCTTTTCGCTAAAGATGGAAAGCCCCTACCGCCTGACCTGAAGAAATACGAGAGATACGTCAAGAAGATACAGTCTTACGAAGGTAAGCGTGTCGTCGAAGAACGTATCGCTCTCGACCGAAACTTCAGACCGACGAAGTGGATGGCAAAAGACGTATGGGTACGAGGCATCATCGACATCGGTGTCGTCGGCCCAGAGAAGGCTTACCTTCTCGACTGGAAGACGGGCAAACGTAAGCCCGACAGCGACCAACTAAAATTATTCGCGGCGCTTGCGTTTGCTGTGTACCCGTGGATAGATAAAGTTACTACTGGATTCATCTGGCTAAAATCAGGTGAATTCGACAAAGAGGTGTTCACCCGTGAACAGCTTCCGGAAATCTGGAACGAGTTCATGCCTCGCCTTCAGCGCCTTGCTCACAGCTATGAAGACGACAAGTGGATAGCAAAACCATCGGGGTTGTGCCGAAACTGGTGCCCCGTCGGCAAACATAACTGTGAATTTTGCGGAGTTTAGAATGAATAATAATTCACTTGGGTTAATGGAGCTTAACCACAGAGAGTTACTCGCCTATGCAGTTGGGCGGAAAAAATTGTCAGTCTTGGAACTAGAACTTACGCTCCGCTTGGAGCAGTTTCTCGACGCCAGAGACGGGTTCTTAGAAAACTTAACAGCCGCCCCCTGTAGGAAGTGCCGCCACCTATCGGAGCTTTTGCCGCCGGAGGACGTGGCGGGGGAAGTGGTTATCGCCTTGGAAGGAGAGACCACATGGCAATGACACCGGAGGGGAAGGTCAAAGCCAAGGTCAAAGAATACCTTAAAGAGATTGGTGCGTGGTACTACATGCCAGTCTCCAACGGGATGGGTAGGGTTGGGTGCCCCGACATCCTCGTGTGTTACGACGGCAAATTTATCGCCATCGAGACGAAGGCACCCGGCAAACGTGGGAACACCACACCTAACCAAGAAAGAGAAATTGCCGACATTACACGTGCTAACGGGTTAACACTTGTGGCAGATGATGTCGAACAGGTGAAGGAATTATTCAGTGAACTTGCCAAATGAAATCATCCGCGCGCTGAAGAATAACCCCAAGATATTTTCTGGGCTGTTAGAGAGCCGACGCATCGAGTTTATCCAGTGGCTACGCCAGAACATACACGTCGTGGGGCAGTTCCTTACCTACGCGCAAATGCTGAACCGCCACGGTGGACGCTCTTACTACTCCGCCTACTGCATCCGCGAACGCATACGATGGGACACCCTCGTCTCCGAGAACGGGACGGAGTTCAAACTCTCGAACAACATGACACCCTTCATTGCCAGACTGGTGATGGAGATCGACCCAAGCCTGAAGGGCATGTTCAGGACCAAGAAAGGAGAAGACCATGACGAAGTCATCCAAGACGAAGCTCGAATACCAGAAGAAGTATAACAAGGAACATGCCGCCGATCAGGTAAAGCGTCGTCGCGCACAACGTCACGCCATCGCCAAAGGCAAATCCAAAGTCGGCGACGGTAAGGACATCGACCACAAGAAGCCACTCGCCAAGGGTGGTAGCGGTGCGGACTCGAACACGCAGTCCAAGAGCCAGAAAGCCAATCGCGGTTGGCGTAAGAAGAACCCTGAAATGTACGGCGCAAACAAGAAGGGTAAGAAATGAGCGCAAACGACAAACAAGTAAGCGGTAGCCACTACCAGACTGCTATTCAACCTTGGGACTTCATCATAGGTAACAACCTCGGATGGTGTGAGGGGAATATCATCAAGTACGTGAGCCGCCACAAAAAGAAGCATGGCTTAGACGACTTGCGGAAAGCCCTGCATTACCTAGAAAAGTTAATTGAGGTTGAGACAAATGCTCAGATGGCCCGACAAGAAAGCCCTAGTTCTGAAACCGAGAGACCCGAAGCGGATTTCGGAAGTAATACCTAGCGCGAAAGTATTCTCTGTAAAAGGCCAACAGTACGTCGCAGTCCCGCACAAACACGCTGAGACAAAGGTGCTACGGAACTTAGGCTACGATGCCCCCGCGCCGATGCGTGACTACTACGACTGGCCGGGGCGCTACCAACCGTTCTCCGCGCAACGTGAAGCGGCGGCGTTCCTATCTATGTACGACCGTGCGTTCAACCTGTCCGAACTCGGTACGGGTAAGTCGTTGGCGTCGCTCTGGGCCTACGATTACCTGCGTAGCATCGGTCATTTCCATAAGGTCTTAGTCATTTCTCCACTGTCGACGCTTGAGCGCACGTGGGCTGACGAGGTGTTTCAACACTTCCCCCACCTTGAGTACGCCGTACTCCATGGCTCGCGAGACAAGCGGATCAAGCTGCTCAACACCGACGCCGACGTCTACATCATCAACCATGACGGTGTGCAGATCATCGAACCGTTGCTCGTAGATCGCCCTGACATAGACCTCGTCATCGTCGACGAGATAGCTCAGGCAGCGCGCAACGCAGGGACGGATCGGTGGAAGTCGATCAACAAGGTAATCAATAGGCACAAGAAACCACGTGCTTGTTGGGGCATGACGGGTACACCAACGCCGAACGCACCAACGGATGCGTGGGCGCAGTGCCGTCTCATATCACCGAACAACGTCCCGCCGTACTTCAATCGGTTTAAGGGACAAGTCATGCGTCAGTTGTCTCAGTTCACTTGGGTTCCCAAGCAAGAGGCGACCGAGATTGTTCAGTCTGTAATGCAACCTGCCGTGCGGTTTACACGTGACGAGTGTATAGACCTACCTCCACTTATGTACGAGACACGACAAGTAACGCTTACAAAAGAGCAGGAAAAGGCGTATAAGGAGATGGTCGCCAAGCTCCGCACGGAAGCCGACGAAGGTGAGATCACCGCAGTTAACGAAGCCGTGAAGATGGCTAAGTTGGTGCAGATCGCATGTGGCGTCGTCTACACGAGCGAGAAGGACGAGGTGACTATACCGTCGACACCACGGATCGAAGAGACCCGTGAGATCGTGCGGCAAGCAGAGGGCAAAGTGATTGTGTTCGTACCGTTTGTCTCATCGGTCAACATGGTCGCTCAAGAACTCAGCAAAGACTTCAGCGTGGAGGTGATCCACGGTGGCGTTAAGAAAGACGAGCGTGACCGTATCTTCGGTGCGTTCCAGAAGGGCAAAGACCCCAAGGTATTGGTAGCACAACCCGCCGCTATGTCCCACGGTCTGACCCTCACGGCGGCAAGCACGATTGTTTGGTACTCGTGTGTCACGTCGAACGAAGTCTTCGAGCAAGCCAACGGACGGATCAATCGCCCCGGCCAAAAGATGAGCAACTTCATCATTATGCTTGAAGGAACACCAGTAGAGAAGCGCATCTACACCCGTCTTCGTAACAAGCAGAAGATGCAGGGTGCCCTACTCGACGAGGTAAAGGCGAAACGCGAAGCCGTAATCGCTTGACATAAGTACGCAGGTGACTTAATCTGTTAACATGTAAACACGCATAGAGGTATATGAACCCATGAACTTGTTAAAGCCCGAAGAAGTTTCGGAAAAACTAGGCATCACCAAGGCGGCTCTACCTGCCTTGCGTCGACGTGAAGGGAGCTTCCCCCAACCCATAAGGGTCTCACAGAAAGTCCTACGGTGGGATGAAGCTGATATTGACAACTGGCTTAATGCTAAAAAGGAGAAAGAAAATGGCGAAAATCGCAGAGTTGGATGACGTTTCATTACTGAAACTGTTCATCGCTCTACGGGACCGTCGCTCGCAACGTAAGGCTGCTTACGACGAGGACGACTCCGGAGATAAAGACAAGCAGAACAAGATCGAGATCGAGTTTCTGCGCAGGTTCCAAGACCGTGGCATCGACAACGTGTCGGCGCGCGACGTTGGAACTGCTTACAAGTCAACACGTGCATCGGCAACCGTCGGGGATTGGGATGCGCTACTTGACCACGTTCGTAACAACGGAGCATGGGAAATGTTGGAACGACGTGTGAACAAGACGGCAGTGGAGCAATTCAAGTCCGTCGAAGGCGATCTGCCGCCCGGAGTTAACTGGTCGGAAACTCAGGTCGTTAATTTCCGCCGCAAATAAACTTTATGAGGTAAAGAAAATGGCTAATGATATGGTTGCCATCACGGCATCAAAGCTCCCTGCCCACTTGCAGGGTAAAGTTAAAACCCAAAACGCGTTCGCTTCGGCGGTTAGCGTTGGCGGTTTTCCAGTAATCAGCATCAAGGGTAAGGTGTTCCACATTCAGCGCGGAGACGAGCGCACCCTAGTGACTAAAGGCGAGGAAGGCGAACCCGCTTCATCACTAGAGGCAGTTATCGTAGCCGTTAACCCGAACAAGTCCAAAGTGTTCTACGACAGCGGTTACGAAGAAGGCTCAGTGGCTAAGCCTACGTGTTACTCGAATGATGGTATCGCACCTGCCGCCGATGCGGAAGACCCACAGGCTAAGAAGTGTGCAGTTTGTCCGCACAACCAGTGGGGTTCTCGTATCACTGACAACGGTGGTAAGGGTAAGGCATGTGCTGACTCTATGCGTTTGGCTATTGCATCACCTACTCAACTCAACGACCCGATGTTGCTCCGCGTTCCCGCCGCATCGCTGAAGACGCTAGGCCAGTACGGCGCACAGTTGGCGAAGCGTGGCGTAGAACCACAGCACGTCGTGACCCGCATCGGCTTCGACTACAACGTGGCGCACCCTGCGCTGACGTTCAAAGCCATCCGCTTTGTCGAAGAGCATGAGATGGAAGAGGTCGAAGGTGTGCTGTTCGAGGAAGAGGAAACAATCGGTCTTATCACTGGCACGGGTAACGCAATTACGCCAGAGGTAGAGCACAAGGCAGACGAAGTAGTTGCCGTGAAGAAATCACCGAAGGTGGTGGAAGCAGAGGAAGAGGCAGAGGCCGCTCCGAAAGCTGAAGTTAAAGTCGAGGCCGCTCCGAAGAAGGAGACTGCTAAGGTCGACGACTACGACAGCATCGACGAGGCGCTCGATAACCTAGACTTCGACGACTAAGCGTTGGCTTAGTCACTTGAGACGGGGGCACGTCCCCCGTTTCTTATCTGCTAACACGTAAACACCATAGGTAGGCAAATGGGTACATTAGAGTTCCTTGAACTTGTGCTCCCCTCCGAAGGCAACAAGGTAATCACACTTGTTATGCCACTGGAGAACGGGAACTCATGGTTCAAATACAAAGCGTATCCAACCGCAGGTGAGGCAGCTAGAGCAGCGTTAAACTTCGATCAGAGAGGCGAGACAGTCTACTTCGCAGTCAATTCATTTGGCGATTGGTATCACGATCCTAAAAAAGACAAGAAGCGTATCCGCACCCAAGAGAATGTGGTCGCTTGTCGTAGCATGTACGACGACTTCGACGTTGATGTTGATAAACCTTCAGCGTACGACACCCGCGAGGAAGCCCTCGCAGACATTATCAAACTGGCGCAGACACTAAAGCTGACGCCGACGATTACTTCATCTGGCGGTGGATACCACTGCTACTTCAGCTTCGACGAGGACGTTACCGTCGACGTGTGGGAAGAACTCAGCGCCATGAAGCGCGACGTCACAACCCACCTGAAAATGAAAGCCGACCGCGCGGTCGATATGGACAGTTCACGTATCCTTCGTCCAATCGGTACACATAACCGCAAGAACGGCGGCGAACGCCCTGTTGAATTAGTTAAACTAGGAAAGGCTTACTCAGTTGATAAAGTGCGCTCTGTTTTACAGGCGTACATCAAGGAACATAACGTAGCCCCCGCTCCGACCAATAGGAAAGCGAGTGGAGAGAACGTCTTCGCGGCGGCTCTGGGTGACTACCCACCGTCGTATGCCAACAAGGTTGCAGAACACTGCGCAGCTGTACGCGAGTTCAAAGAGAGCGGCGGCAACATACCTGAACCCCACTGGCACCGTGCCATTGGAGCAATCAAGGAATGTGACGACGGCCCTGAGATGATCCACGAATGGAGTAAAGGCTTCGATGGATACTCGCAGATCGAGACGCAGGAGAAGATAGATGAGTGGTCAGTTGGCCCCACGTCCTGCATCGAAATGGACAAGCACGTTGGGTGCATGGCGTCATGCCCCTTTGCAGGTAAGTGCAAGTTCCCGATCCAACTTGGTGTCACCGAGGAAGCCCCTTCTAAAGAGGAAGAAACCGTTGTCGATGACAACAATGCAACACCTGACCCCACGGCGACGCCGTCGATAATCATCGAAGGGCAGAACATCCCGTACTGGCCCCAGTCTGGTTATCGTTGGAACGGCTCCGCACTTAGCCGGGCGGTCGTCGACGACGACGGAGTTACCCACTGGCGACCGTTCTGTCGCTCATTCATTTACCCAATCAACCGCATCCAGAACACGGAAGGTTTGTGGGTCGTCCACTGGCGCGCCAAAGAAAAGAACGGCAAGTGGCGTGAGTTCTTTATGCCTACCTTAGAGCTTGCGTCGTCCGATCTAATGGCGAAGACGTTGGCGGCCCACGAAATCTTCCTGATGCGGACCAAGAACGCGAGGAACGATATGGCTGAGTTTGCTGAAGGTCTTATCGAAAAGCTACAGGAGTGGCGCATCGAAACCAAGACAGTTGACCAATTCGGATGGAACGAGGATAAGACTGGGTTCATCATCGGCACCAAGATGATAACCGCCGACGACGAGATCGACGTACTCTGCGACGAGGGCACGGTGCCGGAAGACATATGCACCGACTTCGGTGTGAAAGGTACGCTCGATGAGTGGATTCATAACATTGATCTTCTCTACAACCGCGAAGGCGCTGAGCCTTATCAATTCGCCCTTTGTCACTCTATGGGTTCAGTTCTTGTTGAGTTGATGGGTTCGTCAAACTGGCACGGGCTACCGCTCGCGTTCACCGGCCACGGTGGTACGGGTAAGTCGACAGCCGCCAAGATCGCATGTGGTTTCTACGGCAATCCTAAGCACATGGAGCGACAGACAGGCGAGCAGGGTTCTACACTCAACGCTGCCATCAAACGTATCGCCATCATGGGCGGC